CATTACATAGACAGTTATTTTTATCGTGCATTTGGCAGAACTGACATGAATAAAAATGTAGAGTTATTTCCTACACACGGAGATATAGCCACAGTGGATGCAGATTTACATTTTGACATAGGCAATAAGTTTATTGTAGTCCATATGCGTAATTGGCACTGGGGTGCAAAAAATATCAGTTTAGACATTTGGTTTGATATATATCTTAAAATCTTTGCTGAACGTACAGATTTTAAGGTGGTTATAGTTGGCGGAAAAACAGATCATACAATTACCGACCATCCGTTGTTCTTTGATGCACGTGATAGATACAACAGCCAACAATTAAAATACTTGTGCGACCATGCTCGCGCATTTGTGGGTATTGACAGCGGTCCGTTTCAGTGTGCCGCTGCCAGTGGCACTCACATAATTGGATTGTTAACACATTTACACCCAGACCGTATCATGCCGTTTAAGCCCTACACAGCAATACAGACCAATGAAGATTGTCGCGGCTGTAACGATGCACAACAACGTCCTATTAGACAAATTGTCTGTAAGAAACAAACCTATCCCTGTATCAACAACTTTGATACAGATAAAATAGCCAAAACTATATTGGAACGATTAAATGATTAATGAACAAAATTGGGACCAGATAAGCAATGAATTTGCTCAAGGTCAGCCAATACGCTATGCAGTCATTGATAATTTTTGGGAACCCAACATAGCCGAACAGTTAGTGGCAGAATTTCCTGCATATGACACTGATGTTTGGTTGGCCCATTATAACAATCCTGCCGAAAATAAAAAAACCTGCAATCACTGGGACCGTTTCAAAACAGCAACCTATAGAGCATTTACCTTTTTGAATAGCCAAACTTTTGTAAGCAAAATAGAACAAATTACAAAGAATACACACGTCTACACAGATGTAGGCCTACACGGTGGCGGTTTACACGCACATCAACGTGGTGGAAAGTTAAACATACATCTTGACTATAACATACATCCTAAATTAAAATTACAAAGAAACTATAATCTAATCGTATACATGACACCCAATTGGAACTCTGACTGGAACGGTGGCTTGGAATTTTGGAGTCATGACGCAGAAACAGAAAGACCCAATAAATGCGAAGTAACCATAGAAAATCGTTTTAATCGTGCTGTACTGTTTGATACAACTCGTAATGCCTGGCACGGATTGCCTGAGGACTTGAAATGTCCAGATGGTGTATGTCGTACCAGTATGGCTGTATACTATCTGACAGATCCCGAAGCAGGTGCAGATCCAAGATCACGAGCTTACTTTGTGCCTTACAAAGATCAAGCCAACGATCCACAAATAGTAGAAATGATTAAAAAACGTAGCTCATATTAGGAAAATAAATGAAAGACATCACCATTGTAGCAATTGATTTTTTGTATCACGATCTAACACGTTATGCCATTGAGCATAGTCTAAAACATATTGATCCAAAAGAAGTTGTGGTCATCAGTGACAGAGAAATCATGCCTGGCGTTACCACTATCATACAAGATCCAGTGGCCAACATGACTGAATATAACACAATAATGCTTAAAGGTGTTACCGAACACGTAAACACCGCACACTCACTGTATGTACAATGGGATGGTATTGCCAATGATCGCACACAATGGACCGATGAGTTTTTAGACTATGACTATATTGGCGCAATATGGCCCTGGGAACCAAAAAACAAAAATGTCGGTAATGGTGGATTCAGTTTGCGTAGTAAAAGACTGTTAGATGCCTGCATGGACGAGCATATACAATTAAATAAATCACGCAATATGATTGCCGAAGATGCTGTGATAGGTATTGACCATAGAGATTTTTTAGAAAATACACACGGTATAAAATTTGCACCCTCCGAACTGGCCACTCAGTTTAGTTTTGAATTAGGAGTACATAGACCCAGCTTTGGATTCCATGGACTTTGGAATATTTTTAATTTAATGGGTGAAGAAGATCAGGATTACTATTATACACGCATTGACTATAAGGGATGGAATCATTATAAATGGCATCATACCCTGGCAGCATTGATACGCACAGGACGCATGGACATTTACGAATTTATGCTCAATCGGTTAATTGAAAATAACCCAGAATTTCTTAATGTAATATCCGATTGGTTAGAGCGTGATAGTCGAATTCCACGCCGTGAGTTGATTATCGATTGATAAATATTTTTGTCGGCACGGTATTGACAGGCTGACAATTCTGTAGTACAATAAACAAAGTTAAATTTATTCATTTATAAAGGAGATCATGATGAATCTAAAACCGCTATCCGATAGGGTTGTAGTTCGCCGGGTTGACAGCAATACTGTAACCAAAGGTGGCATTGTAATCCCAGATGCAGCCGCGGAAAAAGCCGATCAAGGCTTGGTACTTGCTGTAGGCACTGGACGACGCAATCAAGACGGAAATATAATCCCAATGGATGTCAGTGTCGCTGACCAAGTATTGTTTGGCAAGTTTTCTGGCCAAACAGTCAAAGTCAACGGGGAAGAATTACTAATTTTACGCGAAGATGATATTTTCGCAATCGTTGAACAAGGAGAATAACGATGGCTGCAAAAGACGTACAATTTGGGAATGATTCCCGTAGTAGGATGGTAGAAGGTGTAAACATTCTAGCCAATGCTGTAAAAGTAACACTAGGCCCTAAGGGACGTAATGTGGTAATTGAGCGCAGTTATGGTGGCCCAGCGGTTACCAAAGACGGTGTAACAGTTGCTAAAGAAATTGAATTGCAAGACCGGTTACAAAACATGGGTGCTCAAATGGTCAAGGAAGTTGCTAGCCGTACAGCATCAGATGCTGGTGACGGTACGACAACCGCTACTGTGTTGGCACAGGCCATTGTCAAAGAAGGTATGAAGTTTGTCACTGCCGGCCTGAATCCAATGGATCTCAAGCGTGGTATTGATCAAGCTACCCGTGCCGCAGTTGATGCATTAAGTGCCATCAGCAAACCCTGCGACACGTCAGAAGAGATTGCACAAGTTGGTACTATTAGTGCTAACAGTGATGCTACCATTGGCAAGATGATTGCCGATGCAATGGATCGTGTTGGTAAAGAAGGTGTTATCACTGTCGAAGATGGCAAAAGCCTACAAGATGAATTAGAAGTTGTAGAAGGTATGCAATTTGATCGTGGTTATCTAAGTCCGTATTTTATCAACAATCAAGACAAGCAGACAGTTGAATTAGACAATCCATTTATCTTATTGTTTGATAAAAAGATTTCAAACATCCGCGACATGATTCCTGTATTGGAAACAGTTGCTAAAGCTGGTCGTCCATTACTTATTGTTGCTGAAGATGTCGAAGGCGAAGCACTTGCAACATTGGTAGTAAACAACATGCGTGGCACAGTTAAAGTGGCTGCTATTAAAGCACCCGGCTTTGGTGACCGTCGTAAGGCCATGCTAGAAGATATTGCCATCCTAACTGGTGGCAAGGTTGTTGCTGAAGAACTCGGCCTGACTTTGGAAAAAGTAACAGCCGAAGATCTAGGTATGGCGGCTCGTGTAGAAATCAGCAAAGAAAACACTATTATTATTGATGGTGCTGGAGATGCTGTTGCTATCGAAAATCGTGTAAAGGCTATCCGCACACAAGTGGAAGAAGCCACAAGCGACTACGATCGTGAAAAGTTAAACGAACGTGTGGCTAAACTGGCTGGTGGTGTTGCTGTTATCCGTGTCGGCGCTGCCACTGAAGTAGAAATGAAAGAAAAGAAAGACCGTATCGATGATGCACTACACGCTACTAAGGCAGCTGTTGAAGACGGTATTGTTCCCGGAGGCGGTGTTGCACTAGTTCGTGCAAAACAGGCAATCAAAGACCTACAAGGTGCTAACAGCGATCAACAGGCCGGTATCAACATTGTGTTACGTGCAATGGAAGAACCATTACGTTGTATAGTGAGTAACGCTGGTGAATCAGCAGATGTAGTATTAAATGCTGTAGCCAATGGCACAGGCAATTATGGTTACAATGCCGCCACTGAACAGTATGTAGACATGTTGGTCGCGGGTGTTATTGATCCAACCAAGGTTGCTAAAACAGCCTTGGTCAATGCCGCAAGTGTTGCTGGTCTATTATTGACCACAGATTGTGCTATTTTTGATCTACCAAAAGATCCAAATAACCCACAACCGGCAATGCCGAACATGATGTAATTGTAACTAAATATTGGTAACACACCCGCCATGCCTCTCAACGATGCACACTTTGGCGGGTTTTCTTTGGTTGACCAATAAATCCTGACCTGTTATAATACTTGTATTATTAAACATAACGGATTTACAATGCTATATCTAGCCTACGGAATGAATACTAACTCCACAGAAATGAGCTACAGGTGCCCGCAGGCTCGTAGCCTGGGTCCTGCTCAACTTGAGGATTACGAATTTAGATTTGCTCGTCATGCAGACGTCATTGAATCGCCTGGCGGCATAGTACATGGGGTATTATGGGAAATAACAGATCAATGTCTCGCCAGTTTAGATCTACTAGAAGGCTATCCAACTTATTATGAGCGTAAAACAGTTGCAGTAACGGATCAAGCGGGAAATACCGTTGAGGCATTAACTTATTATATGGTTGGCAATCAAATCGACGCATTACCCTCAGATGAATATTTACTAATGTTATATGAAGGATATGCCGAACACGATGTCCCGGCACGTCAGATTATTGACGCTATTGACTATATCAATTCTTATCAATCGGCAGTTGGCACAAACGGGAGTTATTACTATGATTATAAATGAAGAGTATGAAACAGCATTTCCAATAGATCAAGAGTATGATCTTTGGATCAATGGGATAGAACAGGATTATGCCGAAGAAGCAGAACATCGTGCAAAGTTAGTAGTTACTAACCGAATCCGTGTTTACACCGACGAATTCAGCCCATTTAACACAGTAAATTCATAGTTGTAAAAAAACAACAAAGTGTAAAACAGTTGACTCATAATATGGGTTTTGCTATAATATTAGTATAGTAAACAAACGGAGTCAAACATGGACCAAATGACTAAACAAATTGAAGGTTGGGGCGAAGTGGGTATAGATTCAGAAGCCAGCCCAGGCAATGGTCAATACTATGTCAAGTGCTATGTCAACGGCCACGACACAGTGGGATTTGACACTGAAGAGGAAGCTCTATTAGAGTTAGAGTTTATGATTCAAGATCTTAAAGCATACTCTGATCCAGGCAGGCATACCCAATTACGTTTTGGTTGACCCATAATTCTAGATTTGCTATAATATTAGTATAGTTAAACAACAGGAGCTAAAATGAAATTAAATGTTAATGATAAAATTACTTGGGTAAGTGCCGCAGGTAAATTAAAAGGAACAATTAAAAACATCGTATTAGCCGAAAATGCCGCAGGAAAAACAGTTCCTTGGATTGATGTACTTTACGGTGAAAACAACTGCAATGGCGTTAGACTTTGTGCTACACACAGCAATCTTAAAATGCTAAAAGTGGCAAAAACGGTTGACCAATAATTCAAGGTTTGCTATAATATATGTATATTAACAAAAGTAGGAGCTAAAATGAATCAAAGTTTTATTCGTATTAAATCTGGTGCTTATCGCACTACAGATGTAAGTGGACAAGTATTCCAATTGGTTGAGCAATATAAATTGACTGCTAAGGGTGGATATGTCACTGTTCGAAATGGCGGAAAGTTTCCTAGTATGCCAGAAAGTATCCGTGTGAAAGTTGAAGGTATGAGTGGTTACGATTTTGTAAGCGAAGCAGAATTTATTGAGCAAGGTAATACTCCAGTCGCTGAAACCCGGGCTTTGGCAACATTAGGTACAGAATCCGACGAAGAAGTTATTGCTCGTATTCGTCAGCGTTTTGAAATCTTAGACGAAATGACCACTGCCGCTACTACAGGTGATATCCGTGCTATGATTGTCAGTGGCCCTCCTGGAGTCGGTAAGAGCTTTGGTGTAGAACGTATTGTAGAAAAAGCCTGCTTGTTTGATCAAATCTCAGGTAAGCGTCTACGTGCCGAAGTTATTAAAGGCTCAACAAGTGCTTTAGGTTTGTATTGTGCATTGTATAAGCACAGTGATGCCAACTGTATGTTGGTATTTGATGACTGTGATAGTATCTTGCTTGATGATGTGAGTTTGAACTTGCTTAAAGGTGCCCTGGATTCAGGTAAGAAACGTAAGATTAGCTGGTTGTCAGACAGCCATATGTTACACCGCGAGGGAGTTCCTAACTCATTCGAGTTTAAGGGTAGTGTAATCTTTATCACCAACTTAAAGTTTGACCAAATGAAATCGCAAAAGTTGCGTGATCACTTGGATGCACTACAAAGCCGTTGTCACTATTTGGACTTGACACTGGACACCATGCGTGACAAGGTCCTGCGTATTAAACAGATAGCACAAGATGGTGGATTGTTTGATGAATACGAGTTTGCACAATGTGAGCAGGACGAGATCATTGAGTTTATGGAAACGAACAAGAACCGTTTCCGTGAAATGAGTTTGCGTATGGCAATTAAGATTGCGGACTTGCGTAAGAGCTTTCCGTTAAAATGGAAAGCCATGAGTGAAGTAACTTGTATGAAGACTGCTTAACAGCAGTCTTTTTTTGGAGAATGTAATGAGTAAAAATAATTATGTCAGTGTAGTAGAATCAGCAACACATCGAGTTATTATTAACAAAATGTTTTTTAATGCGCCGGCTATGAATGCCTGGCTTCGAGATAACGAAATAGCAACAAAATATCCAAAACCTACATACTACATTGTAAAAGAATGTTATTAGTTTACCCATAACTCTAAATTTAGCTCCGGAGTTGTGGTTTGAGCTCTACTTAACCGTAGGGCTTTTTTTATTCTTAAATATATGTTATAATACACTATGAACTCTTTCCCACACGTTGAAGACTATTTGGAAGTTATTTCCGGACATCGTGATCCAACAACCGGAAAAACCAATCCTTCTTGGTTATATCAGTTTAACCCAATTATTAGTCTGGCCAGATATGATATTCGTGTATTAGAAAGCATGAACCTGACTGTGGCACACGCACAACCATTGACCGAACGACAAGGCCAACTGTTATGCAAAATAGTATTAAACTACAGTCGTCAACTTGCTGCCAAAGATGTGGATGTCAGTCCAGTTCAAGATCCCAAGTGGCGAATACCATTACGTAAAATGGATTATACTCGGCTATTAAGTATAGACAATGATACCTTGATAGTTAAATTTCCTTTTAGCAACGAAATAATTGAAAGCATTAAGAGCTTTGCACGTGAAAGTCAAGGGTCAGCACACTGGGACAGAGATCGCCGAGTATGGGCGGTTGGTTTAACAGAATATAATCTAAGTTGGTTGTACGCTTGGGCAACTGTAAATCAGTTTGAGATAGATCCAGCGGTACAAGAACTTATGTCCAAGATTACCAAAATGGAACAGTCCAATTACAGTATAGAACTAGGCTTGGATAATGATAAGTTAAATATAAGTAATGCTCACAGTAATTTAATAGAATATATCAACAATAACATTGGTGGATTTGGACTAGATAATATATTACGGTTAGTAGACAACAGTTCTATACTGGGATATACAATTAGTTCAGACATATCTCAGGCATTAATAAAAGAATACGGTCCTAGATTTTACAATTTATTATCCAACCGTGAAATTAAAATAAACCCTGGTGCCCTGTTTACCAGCAACGATTTTGATAGTGTATTAGAATATGCTGACAGCATACAGCGTTGGCCTGTGGTCATATATGAACCTGATTTATCCGGTCGTATGCTGACTAAACTACAGGATAGATATGGAACAGACTATGACAAAACAATATATAGACATACTGTTAAACCCGTGCGCGATCTAGATAAAATTCCGTTGGTTATCAGTAGTGCTGGTATGGTATTTGGAGGAGACAAACAGTTGATGATACAGCGAGCCGAAAAGGTTGTCTATTGTGCTCAAGATGTGTACAATAAAAGAAATCATAAAGGAGTAAAGTTACTTGGGTAAGGAAAATAAAATATTTTGTACAGCACCGTTTACAACACTAAGAATAGAATCTTATTCTAACTATATGGGCACTGTATTTAAACCTGGATGCGTTTATCATGCACAGAGCCCCATTCCAACACTAGAGGAGTATCAAACTGGTGCAGAAATGACAGAACATCGTCTTAATCTTTTAACTGGCACTATACCTAGTCCAGGATGTCTACCATGTAGCGAGCCAGAATCCAAAGGATTATCTAGTATTAGAGGACTGTTGTCGGGTAAACCATGGGCGTCTGATAAAGAAAAAATATTTCTATTAGATATGTTTTTTAGCAATGCATGTAATCTAGGATGTCTTATGTGTGGTCCTGAATTTAGTAGTTATATATCCAATGAAAGATTTAATGCTGGTATTATTCCTAAAATTATAGAAATAAAAGATAATACTCAAATTATTTTAGAAACAATGGATAAGTTACCAGATTTAACAAGTGTTACTTTCATTGGCGGCGAATTTTTTGTTGCAAAAAGAAATTTAGAAATATTAGATCGTGTTATTGAAAGAGGGTTAGAATGTTCTATAGCAACTAATGCCACAGTGATTAATGATGCAATTTTTGCTCGATTAAAAAAAATAAAAAATATAGAACTTAAAATAAGTGTTGATGGCACAAATGGTTGTTATGAATTTATACGCTACCCAGCTAATTGGGATATTTTGAATTCTAACGTAACCCGATTTAAAGAAGAATTACCAACCGCTAAATTTTTAGTTAACACAGTAATACAACCTTTAAATTTACAAAATTTACATGAAGTATTCGAATGGGCAAATAAAAAATATATAAAAACAATTTTTCAATATATTTCAAGTCCACCATACTTGTCATGGGGCATTTTAAACAAACAAGAACAAGACAAACTTGCTAAATTATTACAACAAAAACAAAATCAAGGATTTAAAATAACCAAAAAACAACACAAAGATATAGATGATCTAATTGATGCTATACAAAATACTGAGTTTAGTCCAGAACTTAGATTAGATGGTGTTAGGTTTATGAGTAAATTAATGTTGTATAGAAAAATAGATCCAAGTATAATTAAAAAACAATTTGGTATACTAACAGATTTAGCACAAGAAATAATAAATGAAAGCTAAACTAATAATCCGAGATGAAGTTAATGTAAAGATCGAAGGTCTTGAACTTGCCACACGTAAAAAACTTGTGGATCGATTTAAGTTTGAAATACCTGGTGCACGTTATCAACCATCAGTTCGATTGGGACGATGGGATGGCAAGGTTGCTTTTTTCCAACTTAGTGGTAGCACTTACATTAATCTACTGCCAGAAATCATTCCGTTCCTGGACAGCGAAGGATACGATGTTGAAGTGGAAGATGCCCGCGAATACCGAACTACATTTGAATTTACAGAATTTCAAGAAGATTCGTTCAGTGACCAAACTTGGCCCCCAGGGCATCCACGGGCCGGAGAACCTATTCAATTCCGTGATTATCAAGTTGAGATCGTTAATAATTTCTTAAAAAATCCACAGAGCGTACAAGAAATAGCCACAGGTGCAGGTAAAACTATCATGACCGCGGCATTAAGTAAGAGTGTGGAACAGTATGGTCGCAGCATTGTTATTGTGCCTAACAAAAGTTTGGTAACGCAAACAGAAGATGACTATCGTAACCTAGGATTAGATGTAGGTGTTTACTTTGGCGACCGCAAGGAGTTTGGGCGAACACATACTATCTGTACTTGGCAAAGTTTAAACATCTTATTAAAAAATACAAAGTCAGCAGAAGCTGAAGTTACTATAGGCGAGTTTATTGAAGATGTAGTCTTGGTCATGGTTGATGAAGTACACATGGCCAAAGCAGATGCACTAAAGACCCTACTCACCGGAGTGTTTAGTCATGTTCCAATTCGTTGGGGATTAACTGGGACTATACCCCGAGAGGATTATGAACGTACCAGCATATTTTGTAGCCTGGGATCAGTGGTAGGCAAACTCAGTGCCAGTGAATTACAAGAAGCTGGACACCTGGCTAACTGTCATGTTAACGTAGTACAATTAATAGATCACGTTGAGTACACCAGTTACCAAACAGAACTTAAATACTTAACTGAAACTGCGGGTAGACTAGACTATCTATCCCAACTAATACAGTCAGTAAACGAAACTGGTAATACTCTTATACTTGTGGATCGTATTGCTACAGGAAAACTGTTGCTTGAACGACTAGGAGACCGTGCTGTATTTGTGTCAGGCAGTACCAAAGCAAAGGAGAGAAAAGATGAATATGACGAAGTTGCTGTCAGCAGTGATAAGATTATTGTTGCTACCTATGGTGTTGCTGCTGTGGGCATTAATATCCCTAGGATTTTTAATCTTGTGCTTGTGGAACCTGGGAAATCTTTCGTGCGTGTCATACAGTCCATTGGACGTGGCATTCGGAAAGCGGAAGACAAGGACTTTGTACAAATATGGGATATTACGTCGACCTGTAAATTTGCAAAAAGACATTTAACCGCACGTAAGAAGTTTTATACCGAAGCTAACTATCCCTTTACCATAGAGAAAGCAGAATGGCAATAAAGAAATTAATAGTATGTGGTGACAGTTTTTCGGCACCCGCAAAAGATTTACCAGGTACAGCCTATGGAGAAGTACTGGCCCGGCAACTGGGTTGGGACTGCCAAATACTGGCACGTCAAGGATGCAGTAACGGTGGCATTCGCATACAAATAGATGAAGTGTTACGCCAGCGACCTGCGTTTGCTATTATCGCACCAACCTTCCACGACCGTATGGAAATACCGGCTACTGCTGCACCATATGTACCTCCTGAGAACGAAAACAAAGGGTGGGCCAGCGATTTACAAAAACATTTACAAAATAAATCATTGTTAAATGGATATGATCCAGCAGCCGGAATAGATAATGTAAACTATGGTACAAATCCTTATCGAATGATTTGCGAAACTATTTTTAGTCTGGTGGAAAACTATGATCATCCATATCGTAGTGCAACAATAGATAAAGCCACACAGGCCGCAATTAAACAATATATTAATTATCTATACGACAGTAATTGGAAATTACAACAAGACCGCTGGATTATACGTGATGGTATTATACAATTATTTTACAGTGGTATACCTTTTTTGCTGGTGGCTAATACCATATGGAATTCAAATACCGTACGTACAGCTTTTCCTAATGTAATACCAGACAAATACTTTACATTAGATTACAAACAAACACCAGCATACGCCAGCACCAATTGGGAATTGCCCAATAAAACAAAAGATCCTGGATATCATACTCTTCCTGAGGGACAGGTATATCTAGCTGATGTTTATTATAAGATTATAACTGAAACTTTTGGAATAACATAATGACAGACAATACTATAACACGTACCGCAGAAGACTTTGATTGGTTTAAGCAGAACGGCATATTCATGCCAATGATCAACGACACCTATCGTAACATACGCTACAAGCAGGCTATTGAACAGGCAGTTCCTGGTAAAGTAGTCTGTGACATAGGCACGGGCACAGGATTATTAAGTGTATTAGCTGCCAAGGCTGGAGCCAAAAAAGTATATAGCGTAGAAATGGATCCTGGGCGTGCCAGCTATGCTACTTATCTTATTAAAAAAACAGGATTAGACAACGTAATTGAAGTTATTAATGAGAATTTTTATAAAACAGATATTACTGCTGATGTGTACATAAGCGAAACAATTGGTAGTCAACTGTTTAACGAATACATCATTGATATTGCCGAATACGCACTACGTCATGGTGGCATATTCTTACCCAACAGCTTTGATATTTGGTTAGAGCTTTATGATGACCATCCTATATTTCCATTGGTAACAGTAGAATCAGGTGCTTTTGAATTCCAGCCCGACATTGAAATTGATCCCAAGTTTGAGCAATTAATTAATGCAGGATTTCAACAGCAACACCCAACGGATAGTACACTATATAAGGCTAGCACTATCAACGGCCTGTTTACTATGTTACCGCGATTTACTGACTTAAAGTTAACGAAAGTGTACGAAACCGATCCATTGCACATCGATTTAAGTCAGCCCATTGACCAGAATAACATACGCTTAACTATACCAGCAGATAAAATACCTGACAATAATACCAAGGTGGTGGTACTATTTTGGACTGCTAATATGTTTGGTGATGTTCGAATGCCGGTTAAAGAAACTTGGTGGGGCAATCCTATTAAAACTATACTGCCGCACATTAAAAAAGACGGTGCAGATATTACCATGTGGTATGATCGTAAAATTTGTAATTGGAGACTAAGCTACTGATGCAGGCCGTTTGTTTGGTAGCCCACCCCGATGATTGTGTTATATTTGCTTGGCCATTTATAGAAGCACATCCAGAATTTAACTGGACAATCGTTTACATGACCTACAAGAACCACGAGCCACGTGCTCAAGAAATGCGAGCATATTGGGATCGTCGTGGCATAGTTACAGCCTTTATGGGACATCAAGATGATTACCTAGATCAACAAACAGGTCGTTTTAACTTCTGGGATCCAGGCATGGTAGGTGAACATGTGCGAGTCAATGTTGAAGTACATAAACCAGATCTAATACTAACACATAACGTAGACGGAGATTACGGGCATATACATCATCAGCTGGTACATCAAATAGCCAACTCAATCGGTGTGCCAAAGGTTTACTTTGCCAGCACTTTCAATTATAATGTAGAATATAAAGTAGTAACACCAGTGGACATAAATGAATTACCACTACACAGAGAAGTAGTAGAAGGATTTCAAGATAGAAATATCGGGAGATATATAGTAACACCAACCGCAGAAAGTTTATTGACGCAATGAGAATTTTAACCCTCGAAAATCGCAGTTTTGAAATGAACGAAATACCCAACGAAATTGATGAACTTAATTTCTGTGTATTAGACAACAGTAATCCTAAAGAACCCGACTATTTTTACATTCCATTGATCTTTATGGAGTCGTTTAATAGTCCAGCATTGGTATTACGCATTGGTGAACACGTGATCAAAATGCCCGTGGACTGGCAAATCTTAATTGGAGAAAAAGACATGGGCGACCTAGAAGTTGTTCCGTTAACGTCGATTAACGATCGTGGATTTAGCGCCTTTGCCTTTAATCCCAAAACCAGTTTTCGCCCAGACTTTTATCCAGTGGAAATCATGGACATCTATCAAGATGTTAAATGGTATTTTCCAAAGTTAAAGCCAGGGCAAATGTTAGCAGTACCCCTAGAAGAAGGAGTAGACGGTCCTATGTGTGTATATTTTGTCAAAGACATTAGCCGTCAAAGTGAAGTAGTAGATTATAATAAGGTATGGTAAAATGATTACATTAATTGGACACGGATACGTAGGCGAACACATACAAAGAGAATTAGCCGGTCGTGGATTAGACTACACATGGATTAGACATAATGAAACAATACCCCAAGGTACCAAAGTGATTATCAATGCCGCGGGCTACACAGGATCACCTAACGTGGATGCCTGTGAAATATACAAACAGGAAACCATTGATGGTAATGTAGTGTTTCCTCTACAGCTGGAAATTGACAATCCCGATATTCCTATTGTACACATCAGCAGTGGTTGTGTGTATGGCGGATATAAAGAAGGCGGCTGGACCGAAGCAGATGAACCAAACTTTACGTTTAACAACGGTAGTTTTTACAGTGGATCAAAATCCTTGGAACAGCAATTACTCAACCCATACATGAACAAGAGTTATCTGTTGCGGATTCGTATGCCCTTTGGTGACTACGATCATCCTAAAAACTTTTTAACCAAAATGAAACGTTATGCTCGACTGATCAGTTATGATAACAGTCTAAGTTATATGCCGGATGTGGCTAGGTTTGCCGTAGAATGTGCCACTCAAGAAATTAAACCAGGAATTTATAACGTGGCAAATCCTGGATACAGTAACGCACGTGAAATTGTTGCAATGATGGGCATAGAAAAAGAGTTCTTTACCGAAGAAGAGTTCCAACAGGCAGTGGTTGCACCTAGATCAAATTGTGTACTAAACACAGATAAACTTGAAGCAACTACCACAATGCAAGATGTACAGTCGGCACTAACACAAGCTATACAAAAATTAAACAATGGCTAACATATACGAAAGCCCAGATGGCGGTGAAACTGTGTATGTCAGAAACACGGGTAGTACAGATAGACAACTGCATCATGTTTCGTCCAAACAAACAGATCTACTTGAACAAATGCGTGAGGATCAACTGTGGTATGATATTAGAAGAAAAGCTCGAGTAGATCCTGGCTTGCAAGAACTACTAGAACCTGCTATAATGTACTATAAATTAAAATATGACAACAGATAAACTATCAATTGCAAATGAAATGGCCAAGTTTGATTCCAAGGATCGTGACTTTTATGATAGCCTTACCAACGAAGAACAAAAAAAGTTCAGCCCGTTCTTAATGATACGCTGGGGTTCTGCGGTAGAGGGCAACAGTGATCTACAGGCATATTATTTGATGAGCTGTAATGACCGACTCAACAAAAATTTCTTTGATATAAACACTACACAACATAAAAAATTACAATGGTTACTGGCCACAACTGTCAGTCCGGGCATGGGCAAACAGTATCACAAATGGTTAGCCGCTAAAAAGAAAGACAGTGCCAATAACAAATCAGAAAAGTTTTTGCGAGAAGTGTATCCGCATATGAAGGACAATGAAATTAGTTTATTAGCAGAAATAAACACCAAAGATGAGTTAAAGCAACTGGCACGATCTCAAGGCTGGGACGACAAAAAGATTAAAGAATATCTATGAAAAATCTTGTAGTTAACGGTTGCAGTTATATGGAAGGTTATGCTCGCGGTAATGGCCACAGTGATCTTGCCAAACAACTTGGTATTGCCAGCGCAGAAAGTTTGGCCATTGGTGGCAGCGCCAACAGTAGAATAATCAGAACTACTGTAAAACACAGTTATCAGGCCGCCGAGCCTACTTTTTATATTATGGGATTAACTTTTGTCAGTAGATCCGAATTACCTATTTTACGAGTAAAAGATGAAGTAGCCGATTTTGAAGGGCGTTGGATAAATCCGCAAAATCAAGAGTTTGCTGATCGTTATGACCATTTTTGGAATAGGGATTGGTCGGAACAGTTTGTAAAATTCAAACTAATGACAGAAGTATACAGTTTAATTGATCGCACAGAAGATTTAATGTACAATACACTATCGGCAATACACAGTTTACAAAGCCGTGGTCATCGGGTGTTAGTGTATCAACAGGCAGACACAGACTATCATGGTTTTTTAAATACACCAAAATTACAACCCTATCAGAGTACAAAAAACATTATAGATGGATTTAAGTTTGCTGCAGTTATATATCAGCACGAACAGGGTGTTGCCAAAGAACCAGACGTAGGTGCAGGTAATTTTATTGGACCTAAGGCAGTACCGGAGCATATACGACATCCAAAGCCGGGCCAACATCAAGTATTAAATGATTTTTTAGTCGATTATATCCGCACACATAACTTATTAAATGACTGACACAACTTTTATTTGTAAATATTGTGAAAAAGGTTTCCGTAGAGAAAGTACTCTTGCGGCACATCTGTGCGAACCTAAGCGTCGTTGGCAACAGGAACGAGAATCTGGAGTACAGTTAGGACTTCAAGCATACTTACGTTTTTATGAAATAACACAAGGATCTGCTCGACTAAAAAGTTATACAGACTTTGTAGCCAGTCCTTATTATAATGCCTTTGTTAAGTTTGGTAGATATTGTCAATCTATTAGATGTATTAATTTTAGTAACTATCTAGAATGGCTACTAAAAAATAACAAAAAAATAGATAATTGGTGCAGTGATCGATTATACACAGAATGGCTTCCAGACTATCTGAAGCGAGAAGCGGTACAAGACGCACTAGAACGTGCATTACGGGAGATGCAAAATTATGCTGACGATCATCCAGACCTTAAAAACGGTTTTACAGATTATTTCAAATATGCTAACAGTAATCGCATTTGCCACCATATCAGTACTGGCCGTGTTAGTCCATGG